ACTTGGACCCCAGCAGTCCTAGACATGATTAAGGTTTTCCCCAACCTTGTCGCCTAGTGACTTGACATCCGACCTATAAGTCGGTAAACCTACTCCCGACCTCGGAAACCCGACTCAGGAGGAAATAGTGTTTGAACTTGTACGAGAAAAAGCGTTGTGCGCGCATTGTCGCAAACCAGTCACAAAAAATGATTTAGTGATGTGGGTTGAAGATGCAGATCCATTTGAGGTTTATTTAGTTCACAGAACGGTTGTGAACAGGGAATGCGACCCAGCAATAACCAAATTCTTAAATGAGTTATACCCTGACCACCCCGAACTAACCCTTCACATTGTTGACTTTTTCAAAATTGCCATGGACAAACTGGGAGATGAATAATGCAACCGTCACTGTTTGACGAATTAACTGTCCCGGCTGAACTGCTCAAATATGAAGCGTTCAAAGAAGCGAACCCGTGGGTATTACCTAAGTTGACGCGAATGTGTGTCGACTTGCGGAACCGTGGGCATTGGCATTATGGCATCGCGGCCCTTGTGGAGGTGCTCCGCTATGACTATGCGCTCACTAACGACCCGTCTAGCGAGTTCAAGTTCAATAACAACTATCGGGCTTTTATGGCCCGCGAGATCATGCTCAACAATCCGTTACTTGACGGCTTTTTCAGTACCCGAAAATCCGTTGCGGACATAACAGAGGACTACTAATGAACCTTAAACGATTCCTACTTCTATCTTTTTTAACTTATGGGGCTTGCGCCTTGTGGGCGTTCACTGGCGTTCAAGGCTCATCAGAGACCCCTAGAATCACTTCTACGCCCGTCACGGTCACGCTTGGGATGTTGACACCCGAACAACTGCAGGACCGCGCTGAGGAGTTATCCACGACGACGACTTCCACGAGCACGACAACCACGATTCCGCCGACAACTGTCGCGCCTGTTTCCGTAGAAACCAAATGTCAAGAATGGTTCCCGACAGCGATATCGGTCGGCTGGCCCAACAATCCCGAGACGTTACAGAAGTTGGGTCGCCTGCTCTGGAAAGAAACGCGATGCCAAAATGTGTCTTACACCCATCCGATGTTTAACGGGCACGATCACGGTGTCGCACAGATCAACCAAATACATCGCGCCTATGTTGAGCAACTGTTCACGGGCCCAATGGAAGAATCCATGTCCGACCCGACCCTTAATCTGCGGTACGCGTACATCCTTTATTCCGAACGCGAAGCCAAAGGCAAGTGCGGTTGGCAACCGTGGTTGTTGTGCTGAACATCTACCGTCCCGACTGGCAACAATCAGCAGCTTGCCACGGACTCCCCCTCGACTTGTTCTTCCCGTCCAGTGGCATGGAATCGTCTCGCAACATGAACGTCATCAAACCGTTTTGCGAGGCGTGCCCGGTACGGGTGGACTGTCTCGCGTATGCGCTTTCTCATCCTGATGAGCGTGGGATTTGGGCGGGCACTACTGAGAACGATCGTCGGAAGATCCGTTCTAAGAACTTTCATGCCACACCGCTGGTCTATAGTGACGGAAAGTACCGACAAGTAAAGGACCCGACATGAATGACGAACTGGCGGCGATGACCGCAGTTATCACTAAGGCTGAGATTGCGATGAAGTCTGCAACATGGCAGATTGAACGCCTCAGAGATGACGTGACGATGCTTAGGAAGGCGTTGTTTGAGTTGGCTTATGTTGCTGAGGAAAACAGTATCTACTTGTCGAATCTGACTAAAAGCACTCAAGATGTAATTGTCGCTATGCGGTTGGGCGGGTTTAAGTGACTTGCGGTAAATGCGGTCAAGGTTTCAATAGTGCCGATCTGCGATGCCGTTTAGAGTTACGCGGGATCTGCCTTGCTTGCGCCGAAAGTAGCGGTTTCGCTGGGATGACATTGGAAGAGACGGCGCGTTGCGTGTCAATGCTTAAAGTAGTTGCCTCTTATAAAAACCAAACGCCTGCACAGGCCCGACACATTAAGGACATGGAAACATGAAAATAACATCCGTAGCCCCGCTCTTAATAATGCGAATTAAACACGACGATGTATGGTTTTTAGTTTTAGCAATAAACTCATATTTTGACGACAGTATTTTTGATACTGAAGAAAATGGAAACATTGAATACACAACGTATACAACGCACTACGGCGAAATAGGAACTGCAGGATTGCCTGATTTAGAAATATTTGTTGATGGTGTTTGGACTTCCGAATTGGATTTTGTATGAGTTTCAATCCAGCCGATTACGCAGAAGTAGCCGAACGCCTCCCACTGTTTTGGAAAGACTGTCCACGCGGACGCATCATCACCGAAATTGTGGTGGACGACGGCACTCGAATCGTGATGCGTGCCGAACTGTACGCCGACATAGGCGACCTAGTACCAACCACCACGGGCTTCGCTGAAGAGATCCGCGGGTCAAGCATGGTCAACAAAACATCGGCTTTAGAAAACTGTGAAACCAGTGCTATCGGTCGGGCCCTCGCCAACTACCAGTTTCAGGGCTCTAAGAAACGGGCGTCACTGGAGGAAATGGTCAAGGTGTACCGTCAAGGCGAACAACCACAAACCACCACCAACGCCCCAGCAGCTGCACCGCGTACAGCGTCGCTCGGATCGTCCAGCGAACCACCAACCCCGAAACAACTCGCACTCCTACGCTCCAAGAACTGGGAAGGCGACGCACCATCTACTAAGCGTGAAGCATCCGAAATCATTGACAGGTTGATGAACGGTGGCTGAAGTATCTGAGGCAGAGTTTCAGAAAGCCGTGATTTCATTGGCTAAATTGCATGGTTGGCGCGTCATGCACACACACCCAGCCCTAGTCCGACCGGGCAAATGGATCACACCAAACACAGGCAACCAAGGCTTCCCCGACCTTGTCATGACCCACCCGTTTCGAGGCACCATCTTCTGTGAGTTAAAAGGTCCCAAAGGTGTGGTCAGTAATTTGCAGTGGGACTGGATCAACGCGCTTGAGGACTCAGGCGAAGAAGTCCACGTTTGGCGACCTAAAGACTTAGAGAAAATATCAACCCGACTAGCAAGGAAACCCGATGAAAGTAAACTGCCGATTCACTAGACATCACGGTCTGTGGCACGTCCTAGTGACACCGCTTGATGAAGAAGGGAAACAAAACATAGAACGACTTGAAGGCGTCACCTATCTCATACTTAAAAAGGATGGTGAAACCTCAGAGACTTTGCTTGGGCCTATGTGCTGCCGAACAGAGTTTCAAGCCCGTTACACAATTTGGGCATCACGGGCCGAGGAATCACCCGTGGGCTACGAGGGTGATAGTAGGTACTTTGATCGTTGCAGTGGTTACGACGATCCAAATTGGGAACCAGTATGACCTCTCCAACATCTGACACCTAGCCCGCGTCTAACATCCCTACAGTCGGGTCAGTAGTGAACACTGACCCGACACCCCCTAACCTAATCCAGCAGCTCATACAGAGATGAGCATTAGCCCTTGTGAGTATCTGAAGCTCACTATGGGAACACTCGGCAACGAGGGTAGACGCTCACGCCTAGTGAGCGATCAGCGTTCAAACGTACATTGCGAATGGTTGTCCACCGAAAACAAATAGACAGGCTCCCATGGGCTACTAGCCCTGAATAGTGGGGGACACAAACCACCACACTCTGACCAATCACTAAGGTAACAACCGAGCGGTGCCCTTCCGCTTGGGCGTTAGAGCCCTTGACCTTGCCCTCGACCTAAAGGAAACCCGATGACAAACAAACCCAAATCACACGGCCACTGGAACTCAAAAGAATACAGAGACAACAGAGCCGAACTACTTCGAGACAACCCCCAATGCTACATATGCGGCAAACCTGCAACCGAGGCCGATCATCTATTGGAGTACGACAGAGGTGGTACGCACGAAATGCATAATCTTGCACCAATATGCAAACCATGCAACAGTCGGCGCGGTCAGGCGTATGGAGAACGCAAGAAAAGAATTGCCAAAAGTATGACAAAAGACTTCTTTACACCAACTACGGAAGCCCCCGAACCGCTTCTGAGAATGTCTCCTGACCCTGAACTGGCGGGAACTGGCGAGAACCAGTCTGCATTTGCCCTGCTCAGCGACTATAAACCGAGATTGGAGACGACCGGGTTGTCGAGTCTGTCTTATGGCCCCCAAGTTGCTAAGTGGGCGGAGACGTATCAAAACATTTGTCTTTTTGAGTGGCAAATCTTGGCGTTGTCTGGACAACTTAGTCACGATGAGGATGGTGCTTTGCAGTTCCGTGAATCTTTATGCAGTACGGCGCGTCAGAACGGTAAGTCAGTTGGGTTGCAGGCTTTAATTGGTTGGTGGTTGACGGACTTCGCGAAATTGCGTGGCACACCTCAAAACATCTTGAGCGTCGCTAACCGTTTGGATCGTGCGGAGGCGATCTTTAATAGTTTGGTTCCGATCCTTGTGGACATCTTTGGCGGTAAGGCGATGAGGACTTTTGGTCGTAAGTCGGTCACGATGCCAGATGGAAGTGTTTGGGAAGTCAGAGCTGCTAGTCCGAATTTGCATGGACAAAGTTGTGATTTGATTGTGGTGGACGAACTTTTCAACGTGTCGGAGAAGTGTTTGTCGGAGGCTCTGCGTCCGTCTCAGATTGCGCGCAAGTCTCCGTTGCTTTCGTGCTGGTCAACGGCTGGGGATGAATCGAGTGTGGCGATGATTCATATGCGAGAGACGGCGATTAACGAGATTGAAAAGAAGGAAACGTCGCGTCTCTACTTTGCTGAGTGGAGTATTGGTGATCGGGATTGGCGTGATCCAGCGAACTGGGGTTATGCGAACCCTGCGCTAGGTAAAACGATTACGATTGAGGCGTTGCAGGCGGTGTCTAAGAAGGACAGTTTCTTGCGTGCTCACCTTAATATGTTCATTAGCAGTAGGGGCTCTTGGTTAGATGAGGGCGTGTGGGGGTCCTGTAAAACTGATGATCCGATGCCGGCTGGGGGTGTCTTGTGTGTCGAAATGTCAATGGACACAAACCGTTATGTGGGTGTCCGTTCGTCAATGGTGGACGGGATCGTTACGACGTTTGTTGAGTTCATCGTTGATAACGAGGAAGCAATGTGGGCGGAGGTTGAGCGGGTCATGGAAGATAAGCAAGTCGCCTTGGCTATCACTCCGACCCTTGAGATTCACGCACCGCTTCACTTGCGTCGCAGGATGACGATTGTTGGTCAGGCGGAGTTAATTAAGTTCACGGGCCTTGCTCAAAAGATGATTCTTGAGAAACGGGTTAAGCATCTTGGGCAACTTACTTTGTCGGAACATATGAACCGTGCCGTCATGATTAAGACGGGAATGGGTGTGACGTTGTCGCACAAGTCGAGCCCCGGTCCGATTGAGTTGGCAAAGTGTGCCGTTTGGGGGATCGCGCTCTCTAGTAAGTATCAGAACCGCGCTAAACCCATCATGGTAGTCGGTTGAACTATTGTGGGGGCGTGTCGGTGGGATCGTCGGGGTCCCATCGGCACACTCACTGATCGGATTGCTAATGGGATTGTTTACGCGTAAAGAGGTTACGAAAGCGGCGGTGTCGCCGTTTACTGATGCGCATAAGGCTGCAGCTGCTGGATCGTATGGGACGTATCAGCAGAATCAGGGCGCGAACTTTATCGGCCAGTATTTTGCGTATTATGAGGGCGACGGTCGTAACCGTGCGAATAGTGTTCCGACGTTGAGTCGAGCGCGTGACCTTCTCGCGTCCGTTATCTCATCCACCCAGTTGGAAATGTATAACGAGGTTTGGAACGACACCGACAAAGAGATGGAGTGCGTCTATATCGCTCCGCGTTCATGGCTCCGCCAACCCGACCCGACGATCACCTACGCCACGCTTATGGCATGGACATTAGATGACCTTTTCTATTATGGGCGCGCGTTCTGGTATATCACGTCACGAACTGCGGACGGTTTCCCCGCAACATTCACAAGACTCCCCGCGGGCTCTGTCAATACGCAAGATCAGGCGGGCCCCGTATGGTTCGGCCCGTCTAAAGAAGTGTATTTTCAAGGCGGAATGATTGACCCGAACGATCTAGTTCAGTTCATCAGCCCGGTACAAGGAATCATTTATCAGTCACAAACCGCGATTGAGACCGCGTTGCGCGTTGAGCAGTCGCGTTACCGTAACGCCCAATCGTCGTTGCCGTCTGGCATTTTGTCGCAGACTGGCGGGGAACCGTTATCGGCTCAAGAGTTAGCGGACCTCGCGACCTCGTTCAATAATGCGCGTCTCAATAATCAGACTGCAGCTCTTAACGAGTTCCTAAAATATGAGGAAACTAAAGCGTTGCCTGACAATATGTTGATGATTGACTCCGCGGATTTCAGCGGAAAAGAAATGTGCAGGGTCGGAAATATCCCGTTCTACCTTGCTGGATTCGACATCGGCAGCTACCAATACACGACATCAGCGGGTGCACGCGAGGACCTTTATCTGTTCGGCGCACGCCAATATCTTGACTGTGTGTCGCAGACATTAAGCATGAACAATGTGTTGCCCCGCGGAACCTATGTGAAGTTTGATATTGACTCCTACCTTGAGTCAATGATGAGTGAAGAAATGCCTACAGAATCAACCCCAACTCAGGAGTCAGAATCATGAAATTAACTTTGTCCGCAGGTTTCGCCGTAGATGTTGAAGCCGCAGCTGGTGAAACACCGACGCGCACCATCTCAGGTATCGCCGTTCCGTACAATGTGAGCGCAACAGTGAGCGATGGAACGCAAGTCCAGTTCGCTCCCGGCTCACTTCCAGTTGATGGGAAAGCCCCAAAACTGTTCATGTATCACGACTCAACACAACCTGTCGGACTCGTTACTTCACGCACCGAAACGCCTCAGGGAATGTTGTTTCAAGCAAAAATTGCCTCAACGCCCGCTGGCGATTCTGCGCTCCAACTCGCCAAAGAGGGCGTGCTGGATAATGTGTCCGTAGGGGTTGACGTGGTTTCAAGCACCCGTGCTGAGGATGGAACCATGATTATTAACTCAGCTATTTTTCGCGAATTATCGCTTGTCCCCATACCCGCCTTTAGCGGTGCTACTATCACAGATGTAGCCGCTTCCGCGGACACGACTCCCGACGAAATCTCAGTAACAGAACCACAAGTCGAGGAGACAACCGTGTCAGAACACATCGAAGCCGCAGCACCTGAAGCCGCACCAACCACCCCAATGATTTTCGCTCAACCGAAGCGCGCACCACGCCTTCCTTCGGCTGGCGAATGGATGGCCGCTTACCATCAGGGCGGAGAAACTTTCGCGAAGGTCAACCAGTCGGTCACCGATTGGAAGATTGAGAACCAGTCAACCTACGAAGCCGCAGCTGGCGATGTCGCCACGACCAACACACCCGGTCTGCTTCCAGTTCCGGTTTTGGGCCCGCTCGTTCAGAACATCAACTTCGTTCGTCCAGTTGTTAATCGTTTGGGTGCTCGCGCTTATCCTGACGGTGGCGCATCCAAGACTTTCATCCGTCCGACCATCACGACTCACACTTCAGCAGCTGCACAGTCAGCAGAGTTTGATGCCGTGTCCGCGACCACAATGGTGATTGCCTCGAACTCAATTTCTAAGACCACCGTAGCGGGGCAGGTCAGCCTCTCAATGCAAGATATTGACTTCACGTCGCCCGCAGCGATGCAGTTGATTATGGCCGACCTTATGGGCGAACTGATGTATAAGACCGACGACATTGCAGCCGACGCATTGCTCACCGCTGCAACCTCATCGGGCGTATGGGACCTCACCGCAGTCGACTTGATGAAGTCCATCTACGACGCAGCAGTTGACGTATCCAACGGAACCAACTTCTTCCCCGACACAATTTTTTGCAGTCCTGATGTTTGGGGACAATTGGGACAATTGGTGGACGGAAGCAACAGACCAATTTTTCCATACGTTTCGCCCGGTGCTGGTCTAGTCGGTCAGAACGCACTCGGTGGCGGAAACGCAACCACTTGGGTCGGCTCAAACCCGCTCGGGTTGGAAATTGTAGTTGACTCGAATTTTGCGGCAAAAACTATGGTCATAACAAATGCTTCCAAAGCTTTTGAATATTATGAAAGTATCCGTGGAATCATGTCCGTAGAGCAGCCTTCAACCCTCAGCCGTTTGTTCTCGGTCCATGCTTACGTCAGCACTTTCGCTGCCGTGTCTGGCATGATCCGCAAGATCACACAAGCCTGATCGGAGGCCGTCGTGACGGCAACATACACACTCCAGACTGCGGTCATCGTTCCGGGTTATGTGTGCGTAACAACGCTCACCCCGAACGAGATCGTGGTCGGTGCAACGATCACAGTTGCAGGTGCTGGAGCAGAGTACGACGGTTCAAAAACCGTTTACGCGATGCCCCAATATTTGCCGATCAACGTAGACACTGAAGGGCTTATCGAGTACGACACTTCGTACCCTCTCGCGAATGCGTTGATGTGGGCGGAGGCACAAACTCCGATTGAGTTGCACGCGATCACGGGCACTGTCAGTTTCACGCAGGATTGCACTTGGATTACTGCTGCAGACATTGAAGCATATTTGACGGTCCCGCTATTGGGTTCGGGTGACCAGACGTTCCTTGTTCAGTGTGCGTCAGCTGCAAACGCGTTCTGCTTTCGTCGCCGTCAAGAGTCAGGCTATGTGGATCCCCTGACCAGTTCGCCGTCAGGCGATGTCACCCTCGGGACGATCATGTACGCCTCGGCTTTGTTCCGCCAAAAAGGATCT